AGGTAACAAATTATGGCAGTTGATTCTCCAATCGACACGGCAACACAAGCAGATGTAAACACTATGGCTAATGCCCATGCTCCAAGTATTGGTTCACCACGTGCTAACTTATACAATGACCCACAAGGTCTACGTGGTACTCCAGTACAATCTTCTGTTGGTTCACAACAATATGAACGTATTTTCTATACAAAGAAAATCATTCCAGCATTAGCAAAAAAACGTAAATTCTCTAAATTAGCAGATACTATCGCAATGCCGAAGAATCAAGGGCAACGTATTCGTGCTGAAGTAGATATTCCTTTACTTCACGATGCTAACTTAAACGACCAAGGTATTGACGCACGTGGCGTACATATCCGTAACGGTAACTTCTATGGTTCTTCAAAAGATATCGGTAAAATCTTAGGTGCTTTACCTGTATTAACTGAAGAAGGTGGTCGTGTAAACCGTGTTGGTTTCTCACGTGCATGGACTGAAGGTACATTTAACAAATTTGGTTTCTTCTTTGAATATTCTCAAGATTTAGAGAATTTCGATTCAGACCCACAAATTGTTTCTCGTATGTATCAAAAAGCTATGGAAGCAGCAGAACAATTAACTGAAGACTGCTTACAAGCTTACTTATTAAACGGTGCAGGTACTATCGTATATTCAGGTAATGCTATCTCTGATGATACTATGGACCAAACTTCATTGATTTCTTATCAAGCAATCCGCCGTTTATCTCGTGCATTAGACGATAACCAAACTCCACGTGAAACCAAATATATCTTTGGTTCAACTAACTTAGATACTCGTACTGCAACTACTTACCGTACTTTATTCGTAGGTCCTGAAGTTCTTAATATCTTAGAACAAATGAAAGACCATTTTGGTAACCCAGCATTTATTCATGCTCACCAATATGGTGCAGGTATCTCTAAACTTATGGAAGATGAAGTTGGTATCATCGACAAATTCCGTGTAGTTTATGTAGAAGGTATGTTAGGTTGGATGGGTGCAGGTGCTGCAGCAGACCCACAATTCGGTCTTGCACAAGAAAATGGTAAATACAACATTTACCCAGCATTATGTATTGGTACAGATGCATTTACTTGTATCTCATTCGATGGTTCAAATGGTGTGAATAACAAATTCCAAATTCATCACCAAAAACCAAATCAATCTTACAGCTTGTTAGACCCATACGGTGAAATTGGTTTCGTATCTATTAAATGGTGGTACGGTATCATGTTCAAACGTCCTGAACGTATCGGTGTTATCAAAACTGTAGCTCCAATGTAATATTGGATTAACTTATAGGGGTTCACTCGAACCCCTTATTTCCTAGAAGAACAGAATAGAAGGAACGACAATATGTCTATTGAACAATCAAATGTAAACGTATCTACTGATGAAGTGGAAATCAACGAACGTGATTATTGGAAAGAACAAGCGAATATTCGTGGTGTTTCTTATGCAAACAATATCACTACAGCGAAATTAAAAGAATTAGTGCAAGCTCGTATTGCAGAGCAAGAAGCTGCTAATTCAGGTGGTACTAGAGGTCGTCAAAGCTTAGAGAAATTAGCTCCAGAAGTATTAGCTAATATCGACAAAGCTACTGCTTTAGTACGTTTCCAAATTAATGTATTAGACCCAAGTAAACAAGACTGGACTGCTATTACTGTAACTGCAGGTAACGCTAACTTCTCACCAATTAGACGTGTAATTCCTTTAAATGCTCCTGTATGGCATGCAGAACGTATCTTAGTAGAAGTATTGAAAACTATGAAGTATGCTCATCGTAAATCTGAAAGACATCCTCGTTTACGTCAGCATATTGATAATATGTCCAAACCTAAGTATTTACCATGCTTTAATATTGTAGAACTTCCTCCACTTACAGAAGAAGAATTAAAAGCACTTGCTGAACAACAAGCGGTAAACAATACTGGACAATCTGAAAACGATTAGTAACAATAGCCTAGTTAGTTTAAAAATTAGCTAGGCTTTTTTAATGGAGATTATATGACAGACCTTAATAAGTTTTTAGGTACACCTGTTACCGGTATTGGTAAACAATACGATGTATCTGAATTTGCAAATAATAACCTTACTGGTAATGCTGTAGTCGATAGATTTATCAATATGGCTGGGGCTAAAGCCATTAAACCATTTGATAATGAAGGTAACCATATTGGTGCAGGTTATGAATTTGACAGAATAGTAGATGGTGATTCTGGTTTTGCTAATTCTGCTCAAGCATGTAAAAACATTTGGTTATGTGTACCAAATATCAATGTTCCAGATAGTGTAAAGAATTTAGGTTTTGATGCAGAAGATGGTACAAAGTATAAATGGAAAACAGTTGAAGATGTAAATAAGATTGCTGACGAAATTGATAATATTCCCGATGCTCATCAACTGGTTCAATTTTTATCTGATGCTTATAAACAAACTGAAATCTTTAGTTTACTTCATCCTAAGTTACAGAAAGCTATTACAGATTATCGTGATAAGTATCCACTTCGTACTATTGAAGATTATGCTGACTTATCTGCTTACTTGAATGCTCCATTCAAAAAACTTGATATTGAAGTTGCTACAGAAAATGAAGAACTCAAGAAGATTCTAGAAGCTTTAGATAAGCTTGGTCTAGAAGACCTAGATATTCCTTTAGTCAAAGTAGAAAACACTGACCTTACTACAAGAGAAGTAGACGGTACCGGTGTATTTGATTTTATTGGTTCAAGTGTTATGAACCAGTTAGAAATGATGACCAATAGAAATCAAATTTCTAAAGCTGATGTAGCAAATGTATATTCTACTTTACTGGTTCAAGGCATACAGACTTCTGCACAATATGCATTAGAGAAAGCTAATATCTTGAATCAATCTTATGCTATGAGAGTTCAAGCAGTACAAGCAGCAGTAGCAGTATTACAAGCAAAAGCTCAAATGCTTATGCTACCCATTCAGTTACGCTTACAATATGCTCAGTTAGAAGCTCAGCTTAAACAAGTAGAATTATTGAAAGTACAAACTGAACTTGAAAAAGAAAAATATCCTCAAATCCAAGCTCAAACTGATTTAATCTTGGCTCAAACTGATGCACAAAGAATTCAAAATGAGCAACTTAAAGAACAAGCTTATATTCTTCAAGAGCAAGTTAAACAAGCCGGTATTGCTACTCAATTACAAACTTTACAACTTGACCAACAAGCTCTTGCAAATAATAAACTTGTTGAAGATACCAAACTTACAGACGCCCAAACTCAGTTACAACTTAAACAGGTAATGTTAGCAGATGTTCAAAAAGTACAAGCTAAAGCAGCTATTAAACTCCAAGCACAACAACTCGAAAAAGAGAAAGAAGGTTTGGCATTGGTTAAAGCACAAACTGCTGCAGCATATGCTCAATTAGCTGCGTTAGAAGAGCAAATTAAAGCTGCTAAAGCTCAATATAATGACCGTATTGATGGTAAACCTGTTGGTGGTGTATTGGGTGCTCAGATTGCTGTAAACAAAGCACAAGCTGTAGGGTTTGAACGAGATGGCTTTATTAAGTTTATGAACCAAGCACAATCAGGTTGGGCTGCGAAGAAAACAGCAGATATTGCTACTATGGCTCCGTCTTCATACTCTGCACTTGGTATTGACCGTATGATGACATGGGCAGCACATAAAATGTTTAATATGCCTATTGATACATTTGCAATGCCAGATGGTTATGCAGACTATATTACTGATGATGAAATGGATGCTAAAGTTGCAACCAAAACATCAGCTAATAACCATAAATAGGAGTAACTAATGGGCTTAGGTACTACAAGGTATTATCACTATTTCACTCAGTATTCTGATGAAATTAATGGTTCTTATATGTCAGACCCTATTGCTACGTATGCAGCAGCAGCTGTAGCTCAAGGTGATGATATTGGTTCAAGCGTAGTAGAAGCTCTACAAAGAGGTAGAGCAGTTAATTTACGCAGATATTATCAATATGCTAAAGCTAGATTCGGTAATAGATTCTGGAATTGGGAATTACGAACTTTAACCGGTAATACTCAAGGAACAAAGCTATCTAAGAAATTAGGTAAGCTATTCATTCCTAGTTCCAAGCCCTATACTTACATTGCATCTGTTACAGAAGATTTTCAAAGACTTGGTCCATATTTGAACCAGAAAGTATCAGATACATTTGGTATTAATGAATTTCAAGATACTTATAATGGTAAACAGTATGTAGCCTCTAACTTAGTAAAAACAGATAAAGGTGTAACTGTATTAAAATCTGCAGATACTCCGGTTACATATGAATACCTTCCTGATTTTCCTGAACCAAGTATGGGAGTAATCTATTGGGATTATTCTGACCCAGTATTAAAATCATCTTCTTCCGAGTTAGAACTTTATTTAGACAGTACACACCCTAAAGGATATCCTACTAAAAAAGGTAATAAAGTGCTTCTTAAAGAATGGGCAGAAGAGTTTAACCCATTTGGTGATAGTGAGTCTGGTTCTATTTATATGGACTCTAAAACAGCAGATGAACTCGATGCTGAACAAGCTACTGAGTCCAAGATTAATACTAACTATACTCGTAAGATTTATCGTAAATATGCAGAAGTTCATAACATCTCTACTCGATATCTAAGTGGAGATGCTCATGAGGATTACTCATATACTATTACTACTGAGACTTATGAAATTACTTATAACAAAGAGAACTTTGCATATATTACTGAATCTGGTTTAACAAATTCACCAGCTTTAAAATATTTCATTGATAAACAAAAAGACCCCTCTCGCATTGAAGCTGGTAGAATTGGTTCAGATACTAATCCAGATGTATTTAAATTATATCCATATCTTCCTGTAAAAGATTTTGGTGAAGATGCTTGGGAAGAGACTTGGTTAGTACCTAAACTATCTAAAGACGATGAGATTGTTAAATTACAACGTATTATTGATGAAGCTTTAAAAAAACAATCAGAAGATTTAGACCATCAAGAAGAACATGAACCAAACCAATCTAATCCTAGATTAAAATCTAAAGATAAGAAATCAAGTAGACGAGATAGTTCTAAGCTTTATACCTATAATGGTCAGCAATATACTTTAAGGGCTTTACAACGAAGACTAAATAGGTATTTATCACAAAAACGTAAGATTAAATTTAATAAGCTCTATAACCCAGCAAAAGAATTATCAGAGAGTGCTACTAAACGTCATATTGATAATCTTTCAGAAATGTTAGGTGTAGACTATGAAGCTATTGCTTCTAGTATGATTGCAGATAAAAATTATCAAGATGGTACAACAAATACTAGACAACGTTCTATTATGCCATCTGTAAACTTCTCTTCTAATCTATCTGAGATTCAAGCTTATTGGTTCTATATGATTAAACGCTTATACAAGCTCTATGGTGAAGAAAGAGACTTTGCTGAATGGAATATAGCTCTTACTACTGCAAACAACTTAAATGACCTTCCTATGAAGCATTTCACATGGAAGAACCAATCAGGTTTAGATTATGGTGGTATGTCATGGATGTTTATTCGTAAATTAGAACTTGATGGCGATATTCGTAAGATTAAACGTTATCGTAGAATAAAAGAAATTAAACGAGGTAAACCAATAACAGTAAACAATATTGATGAATTAAAAGCTATTATTGAACCGCCTAAAGAATTCGCTGAGGATAAATACCATACATCTAAGAACGGTACTCAACATAATATTGGTGGGCAGAAATATACTACAAAAGGTACTATGGATAGAAATCTAGATATTAGTAAAGTTCTTAAAGATTTTAATTATACATTCTTCTGTAAAGAAGGTTCGAATGGTAAGTTAGAAGTATATGCTGTTGCAGGTTTATGTTTTTATTCTAAGATGATTAAGAAAATCCATTGGGCTACTGCATGGTTTGATTTAGATTTACAATATGCTAGAAATTACAATAAATATATAGGCAAAAAGAAAGATTTCAATTCTTTCTATGACATGAAACACCGTATTAGTAAACGTCATTATTATATTACTAGGATGGCTCATTTTGGTATTATGCCAGTAGACTATAATATAATTCGTAGGATAGGTGGAGCAGAATTAGAAAGAATGGCTCAAAGAATACCTATATTATATGGATTTACTCATACAGAAAGTAAAGGTAAAGCTGGATGGGTTAAAACTGTTATGCATATAGTACAAGCTATTATTGCAGTTGTAGGATTCGTTCTTGCATTACCTTCTGGGTATTCATCTTTAGCTGCTGCTGAAGCGGCTATTGTAGCTTTAGAAGCTTTAGTAACAGCAGTTGCAATTTCTATTGCTGTACAGCTTGCATTAAAATATGTACTAGTACCTTTACTTAAATTAATTGGTTTAAAAGGTATTGTAGCTATGATAGTAGCAATTATTATTTTAATTGTTGCTATGTATTTAGGTGGACAAATTCCTAATAACCAATCAGTTTTACCTTATGGTTCAGAAGTAGGAAAACAGACTGCTACACAAGTGAGTGGTGAGGTTGTTAAAAGTACCTCTAGTGTAGTAGATTCTGTAATGAATTCTATTAATGAAACCATTAATACTTTTACAAATAATTTAGCAGCATTAACAAAAGCTGCATCTAACGTTTCTACAGAAACCATTACTCAAGCACTTAAACGTAGTATGGCTAATGTAGTAACTGAATTTACAAATATGTCAGCATTCAAAGCTGCAGGCATGCTTACTCAAGTTGGCTTTGATACAATGAATTCTATTAATGCTGATAAAATGAACTCTATTCAAGCTCAATCTGAAGCAGAAACTGAACGTTATGAATCTGCTCAACGAGAGTTAAATGAACTACAAGAAACAGTTAGAAACGCATCTTATGATGTTAAAGCAGTGTTGGAAGCACAGCGAATGAGATTTAGAATGTATGACCCAACTTCATTTTTAGCATCAAATACAACACCGGATACTTACTCGGCATCGTTCGATTATTTATCTAATTTTATTAACATGAAACTAAACGTAGACCCTGCTACTACAGACGTAGCAATGACATCTGACTTTAGTTTCGCTAATCCTTATAAAATATCGTAGGAGACAATTATGGCAGTTCCTATTATTTGGAATGGTACAGATGCTAATAACTTAGCATTTAATAATA